AATATCTAATCCTAAACCTTTTAAAAAAGCATCGGTAAATGTTGGGTCTATAATATCCTCATTACCCTCATCTGATATAATAGGCTGTTGATTGGGGTATATGCCAAACATGGCTTTTTTATTGTACCTATTCAGGTAACTTTTCATTTCGCCAATGGTGTTAGCAATAGCTCTATGAATAATGTCATCATCGCCACGTGTAATGCTTTCAATAATTTCTGAATAAACATGTGTTTTAAAATCTTCTTTTGTTAAGAATGCTGCCATATTAATATCTTTTTTTATTAGGTTGTTTTTGTATTACCTCCACTCCTCCTACACTTGCTACTATTATTTTATCCTGTATTATTTTAACAGCACCTTGTACTGCATCAGGTCCGTCTAAAAGTCTGCTATTGGGATTGGCAGACTTAAATTGTGTTTCCATTCTTTTTACATGAGGGTTTTCTTTTTCTACAACATTAAATACAAGCATACCAAGCCTGTTCAATGGCTCTAATGTTCCCTCTATTCTAAACCACTTGTCAGGCTTTTGTGTAGCATCTGGCATTACAGATAATGGCTGCTTTAGCTCTTTGCTTTTGGCAAAAATTAAAGGCATTAAAACTTGCTCATAAAATGGATTTTGCAGTGTATTGTTTTCAATATAAATGTAAAGCTGTGTTGCATTTCCTACATAGTTTTTAGCGGCAAATAGCCAGTCTATAAAGTTGTTATTAGTGGTATTGTCCACCCAACACTTGTATAGGTAATATTTATTATTAAAGTAGCCCATTACAACAACAGCTTTACAACTATTTTGTGCTTTACTTTTTATGGTTGGCTTGTCTTTATTGCTGGGAGATGGGTCGGCATAAACAACAGCAAATGACAGTTTATTTAATGGTGGGCATTTTTCGTAAATGATTTCTTTAAATGTTTTTCCCTGCGACATTGGGTTATTCATGTATTCGCCCTGAAAGCTCTCATAGCTCATTTTTGCTTCTATATCTGCAATATCTTTTTCGCTGTTTTTTTCTATCCAAACAGATTTGCCAAATTCATCACGAATATTAATCAGTTCAACATCGTTGGCATATTGTGCAGCACGAACAGCCAAACTATCTTCTGCAATGATGTTGTTGTCAAATGCTATTAAATAATCGCTACTTATATCAACTGTTGGCACTGCTGATTTTTCTACCCAGTCCCAATTAATTTGTAATCTCTCTGGGTTTCTACATACTTCATCATCATCAGCATCGTCAAAAATTAAATCTGTTACACGCATTTCATCAAGCCTTGCACCTCTTGGGTTTTGTCCCATTCCAACAGCTCTAAATACACACTTATCTCTTGTTATAAATTCTTCCTCACTCCACTTTGTACTTACTTGTTTTCCATAGTCGTTAATAATTCGTTGGTTGGCTTCAAGATTGGCTCTGTAAGGAGCAAGCAATCGTATAGCATTGCTTTCACTTTTACTAATTAAGAGCTGTACTATTCTTTTTTTAAGAGCAAATTTTTTATAAAACTGCTCCATCATTCTGCGTGTACTTTTACTTAACCCTCTTGCCCATGCACGCCTTTGGTATAGGCGTTTGGTATAAAAAACTTTTTTGCTACTTTCTATATGAAATTTGGCAGGTTTGCAAAAACAAAATTTTGGGAAATAATAAGCAATCCATTCTTCTTCGTTACCCTTTTTTTCTAAATAGTTTATTCGTTTTCTTTTTTGCTGCTCTGTTTCATTCACATCAATAGTAGTGCTATTGCTAATGGAAAGTAGAAAATTCTCCCACTCATCCATAGCTTGTTTATTGCTTTTATTGCCTACTATTAATTTTACTTTTCCCATGTTAGTTCTTAATGCTTATTTGTAAAAAATTATTCCATAAGTCCGAAAATTCCAACACTTGCTCTGCTGTGCCAGATTGTTGTAAAAATTTTATAAACCTTATACCACTTTCTACTAAGTCTGCAACTGCTAACTCTGTCTCTAAGTTGCGAATAGATGCAGTGTATTTAATCAATATATCGGCTTGTTTTGTATCGCCATACTTTTTCCCTTCTGCATTATTTTGTATGGCTTCATTTAATGCAGAGATTTGCTCATACAGATTACTCAATACTTCTTCTTTGCCCACCAATAAACGATTTCGTAAACTTTTCCAGTTAAAATCATTTACCCATTTGCTGATAGTTTTTTCGCTAACGCCTACTTTTTTGGCAATAATTTTTTGCTCCAATTTTTCACGTGTGTAAAGAATTTTAGCCATGTATTGCTTGTCTGCCATTGTAATTTTTATCGTTGTCATAACACAACAAAGTTGTGTTTAATAATCTCTTTTTTGCAAAAAGAAAAAACATCATACCTCAGTGTTTGTGGTGTTATACCTCATATTTTGAAGTATGGTAAAATGCTGATTTTGTAAGGGTTATAAGGTGTTGCATTTTTACATCCTCAAAACAAGAAAATAGAAAAATGGCAGATAATTTTAAAAAGATTGACAAAGATTTCTTGTTATCTGATAGTTCTTTAAATGCGTATAAATACAGGCTATTGACAAAAGGCTATTTGTTAAGCGAATTTCAAAAAAATCCCATAGGCTACTATATGCATGGTACTCAAGAATATTCAAGAGAAAAAGGCGTATTAGTAAGATGGGAAGATTTAAGGGTTGATGGTGATAAGGTTTTTGGAAAACCATGTATTAATTTATCTCACCCAAGAGGTGAAAGAACGGTAAAAGAAATTGAAAGTGGTTTTTTGAACGCCGCCAGCTTTGGAAATTTTGTTGTATTAGAAGTTAGCGATAACCCTGATGATTACTTAGAGGGTCAAACGGGTCCAACTGTTAGCAAATGGTATAATCGTGAATGTTCTTTGGTTGATATGCCTGGCAATTATAATGCTCTTACTGAACTGTACGATAAAGACGGAAACGAACTAAAATTATCAGACCTTATTTTTTATGACAAACAAAAAACAATTAATACTATGTCTCAAATTATTATTACGGCAGAACAATTAGCCGATTTGAAATTAGATGGCAGTAAAGCAGATGCTAATGCAGTTGGAGTAGCTCTTAAAGCATTAGTAGCAGAAGCTGCAAGGGTCCCTCAGTTAGAAGCAGATTTGGCAGCAGAAAAAAAATCTTTAGAAGAAACACAAAAGGCTTTGAAGGATTTAAAAGCTGCAACAGCAGAAAATCAAATCAAAGATTTGATTGATGTAGCTACCAAAGAAGGTAAAGTAACAGTTGCGGCGGCTGAACAATTAAAAAAGGATTATGCTAACAACCCTGAAGGTTTGCGTTCATTAATAGCTACTATGCCTGTATATAATAGTATTACAGGGGCTATTGAAAAAAGTAATGAAGTTGTAAAGGGATTATCAGAAAAGAGTTGGAACGAATTGGATAAAGAAGGCTTATTGCCAGAATTGAAAGCAAAAGACTTTAATCTTTTCAAAACTAAATTTAAAGAAGCATTTAAAGCTGATTATACAGGTAATCAGAACTAACAATATTTTATACAAAAGCAAACAGCGATTTTAACAACATCGTAAAAATAAAAAACGCAAAAAATGGCTTTAGAAAAAGAAATATGGCGTAAGGATATTGTGGACAACCTCTACAAAGACAACGCTTTCGCAAAAAGATGTGTAAATGCTGATGCATTTGTATTAGCAGGTAAAGTGGTACACATACCAGTTGCAGGTGCACCTGCTGTTACAAAGAAAAATATTAGCAGCTTTCCGCAAACTGCTGTTAATAGAACAGATAGTGAGCTAACTTATGCTTTAGATACCATTTACTCTTTACCAAGACAAATTCAAGACATTGAAAAATATGAATTGAGTTATGACAAACGTCAAAGTGTAGCTGGAGAAGACCAAAAGAAATTGATTGATGACTCAATGGACAGCATGTTGTATCGTTGGGCAGCAGCAGGTAATAATGTAATTGCCACTACAGGTGCAGCAACATCTACTGATTTGATTGATGAGGCTGCAGCTGGTCAGAGAAAAGTATTCACCAAAGAGGCTTTTTTAACCATCGTAAAAAAATTGCGTAAAGCCAATTATAACGCTAAGGCAAATGCGTTATTGACCACCGAGCACTACTATCAATTTTTAAACAGCTTGAGTGAAGCTGAAAGAACAGATGTTGGAAGAGTGGTTGATATGAAAACAGGTGTTATAGGCAGTTATTTGAATTGTGATATAATGATGCGTAGCTCTGTTCTTAGATATAGAAAGGTAAATGGAGTGTACGTTGTTGTAGATGAACAAGATGAAGGATTTACAGCAGGTGCAGAAGATTGTGCTGCAAGTCTTTTCTGGGTTGATAATGCAGTAGAAGGAGCAGTTGGCGATATTAAAGTTTTTGATGACAACGGCAACCCTCTTTACTATGGTGATGTTTTCAGTGCCTACATCAGAATTGGTGGAAGAATAAGAAGACAAAACGGCGTTTATGCAGTAGTTGAAGATTTGGTTGGTGCATAATTAGCAATATAATCACATCCCACACATAAGAGAAAAGAATCGCCAAAGCCAACTTCGCTGCGGCGGTTCTTTGAAAAAATTTTTAACAAAAAAAAATAAAACGACAAATGAAAAATTATTTATTCCTTCTTTCTTTATTCCTACTTTCTTTGAGCATTTGCACAAATGCTCAGACAAGAGTTGTTAGTACAGCAGATACTAACACAAATGCAGCCAGTAGTTATATTAACTATAACAGTGTTGCAAGTAAAGTAAAAGGTTTTCAAGCAACAGTTAGCAAAGTAAGTGGAACAGTTGCAGGTAAGGTTTACCTACAAGGTACTATTGACGGCATAGCCTGGGTAACATTAGATAGTATTGCATTAACCGATGTTGCTACTCAAACTAAAGTTTTCCCTATATCCTCTACTTCTTATAATAGTTATAGGGCACACTTTTCTACTACTGGAACACAAAAAAGCTATTTAAAATTTTCGGTATTACGAAGGTCGGACGAATAATATTGTAATCTGGCTGTTGGTTTTGTTTATAAATGGGTTGGCTGTAAAAGCAGCCAACTTTTAAAAAAATACATGAAAACGGTGGAAGTACATAATAACACATTGATTGGATTTATCTGCGGTTTATTCGGAGGTTCAGTTAAACTAATAACAGCAAATGCACACGACCTGCCAACACTTATATATGCTGCAATTACAGCAGTAATATGTGGAGCTTGTGGTGTAGCAGGAAAAGAGTTGTATCAATTTATTAAAAAGAAAATAAAAAGGTAATTTATGCAATGGTTAATGAATAATTGGGCTGAAATAATTGCTATAATGGTTGCCTCAGTGCCATTGTTAGACATTATTGTAAGGCTTACTCCAACTAAAAAAGATGATACACTATTGGAGTATGTAAAGAAATTTTTAGACAAATTTTTTCCTAACAAAAAAATTGGTGGCGGAACGCATTAAAATGAAGTATATAACAACCATACTATTACTAACATTTACAATGTTACTTCTTGCTGGGTG